GCGGGCGATTCCACATATCTGTAAACACCGCATTTTTTAAGGTCTTGATCGGAATAGGTTTCAATATCGATAGAGAGTTTTTTCATGGTTTTCCTTTCTAACGGTGGTGATAGAGAGAACCCTACCACCACCGCTTATGGGATTACTTGAAGTCGTGCATACGCTTTTCGTGATACTCGATATCACGAAGCTCACGTGCTTCATTGCGTTTTGCCTGTTTGCGTTCCTCGATGCCCGCAAAAATCATATTGACGGCTGCGGTAATACCGAGGAAGGAGAAAACGCCTGTGAGGGTGCAACAAAGGATAATCTCCAACATAGCGGCACCACCTTATGCGAGAAAGTCGTCATCCGCATCGGTTGCAAAATCGGACTCGGCGCTTGCCTTGCCACCAAGAGGCTCACCCGCACGGATAAGCTGAAGGTTGTTAAGACCGCAGGCAATACCACGGTTGCCGTTGGAGTTAAAGGCATAGAGGTTGATGCTTGCACGGCCGTAAACACCGGAGTAAACCTCGGAACGAGTGAGAACGGGATTACGGTCAGCATCTACGATACCGGGTGCGGTAGCGGAGTTTGCGTTGATGAAATATGCGTTTGCATACGCAGGGTCATCGGGTCTCTCGATATCTCCGTCACGGAGAGGGGTCTTGATAGCGGTGAGGGGCGGAACGCTTCTGCCGTTGCCCTTGAGCTTTGCCTGACCTTCCTGGTAGGCGGCTTCGATTGCAGCCTTAATCTTGGCTACGGTTACGGTGTCGGACTTGGGGATGATGAGGCTGATGCTGTATTTGGGCGCACCGCCGTTGATGGACTTCGGCTCCCATACGTTTGCGTAAGACCAGCGAGTGTCGGGACCAGTGATAACCTTCATAGGGTTGACGGGTTTTGTGTTGTTAGTAGACATAGTTAATTTTCCTCCATAAAATCATTTTTGGCTGTGTTGATTGCCGGGCGTTTATCGCTATCCGGCACAAGTGTGGGTTTGCCTTGTGGCTTTTCGATGTAGGGGGCAAGCAGTTCTTCAAAGCGGCTTTTGCCGAGCATTTTCTGCATTGCGGTAACACCGAGAACTTGTGTTCGTAAGGGTCGAAGCCTGCGCCTTCAACTGTTGAGGCAACAACGGCTTCGTTTGTGTATTTGCGGTTGGAGCGTCCTTCAACGAGCTTCCATCCCGACCACTGCTTTCCGCTTATAGCCTGTCTTAAGGCGTAGTCTTTTACATCCGATGCCCAAGCGGTAAGAGCATCGACACGGCCGAGGATGTCTGCGATTTCTTCGTCATCAAGAAGTGCAGGCTCCCGGAACTCATACTTTGCGAGTTCCATATTGGCGTTGGCGCGTTCACGGCAATCCGCCTTTGCTTTGCAAAAGCGGCACCATTCGCCACAGCTGAATTCACCTTGACCGTTATAGGCGAGTTCGGCTTTTTCAGTAAGTTCGGTATCCGCCCAGTGGTAGAGGTCGTCCTTGCTCATTCGGTAAACGCTCACGTTACCTATTCTCGGCTGGAAGATGGTCATTTGCACCGAGTCGATATCGTAAATGAAATCGACCATTTCCAAAGCACCCAAGGCATAGAGCTTCATCTGTGGATTTTCTATGGCGGAGACTTCGCAGCCTTTGCCGTATTTCAGATCCACGACGTCGAGGGTGTCATTTGTGATCACCATACAGTCGCAGGTGCCAAAGCCATCTTTGACCCATCGGGAGAAGTCAACCCTCTCCTCAATAAGCACCACGGGAGTAACTCCCGTCTGCTTTGCTTCCTCAACAAGCTCCAACACGTAGGAAACGTAATCCGCAACGGCACTCTCCATCTCTTCGTTATACCAAGTGAGGTTCTCGATGGGGTCTTCGCTGGGAATTCCAAGTGCTTCCTTCAAACGATGTTCGGCAAGAGCGTGTGCCGAAGTTCCCTCGGCGGCGTAGTCACTTCCTTTGTCCTCATAGTTCTCGCAGAGCCGTGCTGACGGAGTGCAAGCAAGCCATCTCGCAGAGGATGAGGCTGATAAAAGTGCGTGATTACTCGGCATCTCGTATCACCTCCGCTTCCTTGAGGATTGCTTCATAGTGCTTGGGGTTAACATCCGACAGCTTATCTGCGCCGTACTTCCGAACGAGAGCCTGGAGCCTTTTCTTTTGTTCCATACTTTCGCTTGCGATGGCTGTAAAGACGAGACGAAGGTCGTTAATCGTGAGGACAGGCTTTTCGTCTTCTGCGGGAGAACTGAACATCTCCGCCAGGGTGTCTGCCGCCTCGTTAATTGCACTGGCAGCGGTTCGCAGATCCTTGATGACCGTGTCCAGTTCGCTGAATTTGCCCATTGATACATCCTCCTTCCTTGATTTGCCTGAGTTTCATTGCCTGGTTGACCTTCTTTGACAGACTTGCTGCCACGATGATGAAGTCGAGGAGGATATCTACCAATTCCTCGTCAGCGGTCATCGTTGTGTGTTCGTTGTCGCTTTCGTACATTTCGTTTCACCTCCTGAAGGAGCTGTATCGTTTTGCCCCTTACACTACTCACCGGACACGAGATTGGCGTTTCGGAAAAAAATAACGAGAAATTTTTTAGAAAAAATCCGAGAATTCCTTTTCGAGCAGGAGTTTTGCTTTTTTTAAGCGGTAAGCAAAAGTCTTTCTGCCTATGCCGATTTCCTCCGCAATGGCATCTTCGGATAGGCCTTGTTCACGCAACTGACCAATCGTAATGGCTTCAGGCATAATTTCCTTGAGGCGTTGAATAATTAGTTCAAGATGTTCTTTTTCAGCCAGAACATCCGAGAACAGCGGAGTTGGGTCCGCGATGGTGTTTACCCACGCCTCTTCGTTACCATCTGCATCGGTAATGGTGTAGTCAAGCGAAGCGGTGTCACCTGCTCTACGGAAGGGGCAAGTGGCACAATCCATATCGCACTCTAACTGTTTTGAGATCGGGCAGACACACCGTCCGTGGCGTTGTTGCTTTCTGCGGAAATTGTCGATGTCGTGATAGTAATTTTTGAATTCCTCCTCTGTGCAGGGGATGCGTTCCTTGGTGGAACGAAGGTAAATGTAATGCTGTTTTTCATTGGTTGACATAAAAATTGGCTCCTTTCAGATTTGCATTTGCAATCCGTCCAGAGCCGCTCATCCGCCACAAACAGAAAAAGACGACAGGGTGAGACCCAATAATCCCATAGGATTTATGAGTCCCGCACTGCCGTCTTGCGTTCTGGCGGATTGTTATTTGGTTTGATTTGGTTTACGCCGCTTTAGGCGGCTGGAACTGCTCTACGTTGAGCGTACCGTCTGGGTTTGCTGTGATACGGGTGATATAGCCCTTATCGGCTATCTCGATAATCTTGCGGTCGGCGCTTCTATCGCAGACTCTCTTATCTCGCAGGTTCTTGATTTGCTCCATCGGCATTCCTCCTTCCATTGTAAATTAAAAATAGCCGAGGTAGAAGCAGGACGCAATTATAGCGTTCTACTGTCTACCTCGGCTTCGTTACGTAATGAACAAGCACGTTCAGGTATCTGAAATGCGTTTATTTTGGCTGGTCAACACATTCTCGGCTGACCAAGCTCCTTTGCTTCTGGTACATTGAATTCAAGGCAAGGTCCAGTATACATCTGTCTGTTTACGGCTTCCCAAGGTTCATAGGAAACTAATTGACCGTTTTTTACATAAGCGGCGCAAAGCACTCCATTAACCATAGCTCGTACAAAAAGCAGATTTTCTTGTTCGTGTGTGGTGTAAATTCCTTCGGCTTTTTTCTTCATAGGCACTCTCCTTAAAACGGAAGGACACTTGAGCTGTCATCATCCTCAAGATCGTCAAGCATAAAGGCATCGATAGCCGATTGCAATCCTTTCTTAATTTTGGGATGCTTAGAGGATTCCTTCACGGTAGCATAGAGGTCGTCTACAAGAGCAGCTAAAGGAGAATTGTCACGGTTGCCGCACATAAATTGAGCACCTACATCGGATTTGTACATCCAAATTTCAATGCCGAATGCGTCTGTATCGGAAGCATGATAAACCGATTTGCAAAAGTTCATCAAATACAGAAATGCTCCATTCTTTAAGCGAAGAGTAAAGCAATCATCTGCAATAGAAGTATGAACATCAAATGCGTTAGACGTAAACACGACGCGAGTGACCTCTTCGGGATATTCGCACTCACTCTCTTCGTAAAAGGTTTCAAGACTGAACAACGGATGCGCCACACAGCCGTTGCAATCGGTATCCATACGATTAAGAGAATCGGCAGAGTCTCGCACCCAATCCAACTTGTCCTCTATGGTATCTCTCTTGAGCTTTTCCATAAAAGAGATAAGGTATCGTTCTGTCGGTGTAAGCGCTGAAAGGTCGACACCGATGAGTGTATCGACGCTTGTGTTAAGGGCTTCCGCAACATTTATAATAAAGTCAATACCAGGCTTCGTTCCGCCCTCTTTGGCAGCCCTCGATATGTATCCTGGGCTGACCCCTGCTTCTGCTTCGAGTTCTCCGATTTTCTTACCGAACTCTTTAAGAAGAAACGAAATATTGTCAAGCATAAGCTTTTTATTGAACTCTGTGGGCATTTGATTGTCCTCCTTTTGAATTATCTGCGTATATTATATCACAACTTGAACTGTTTGTCAATAGCATCTCTGCAACTTGAATTGTAAAACAACTATGAATTTTGTTTTGAAGCATATCAACGGGAAATATGCTTCTATTTATTCTTTTACAAAAAAATTCATAGAACTTTCACGAATAAAATCGCACTAAAACTATTGACAAAAGCCGAACTTTGCAGTATAATAATTATGCGAGTTCGGTCAAGTTCGTTTATATTATAGCACTATCAAGAACTAATGTCAATAGGCAAACAGAACTTTCACGAACAATTCACAAAATTTCACAAAAAGGAGTGACCAACATCATGATGTCTTTCGCTGACAAAGTAAAAGACGCACGTGCTGCTCGTGACCTTACGCAGCCCCAATTAGCAGAAATGGTCGGTGTTTCTGATCGATCAATTCTCGCATATGAAAGAGGAGAAAAAAAGCCCCGCCAAGGTACTATGCTCAAACTGGCGAGAGCTTTAGGGGTTTCTGTTAAGTTCCTTACAGATGATTCTTGCACGAACCCTGTAGAAGATATAGAAAAAGATGGATATATTCAAGAAGCCCGTGATCTATACGGTCCCAAGGGCGCTCGTGATATTGATGAGCTTCTTTCCGAAAACCAGGCATTGTTTGCCGGCGGCGAACTTTCCCAAGAACAGAAAGACAAGTTCTTCCAAGCAATAATGGAGGCGTATGTTCTGTGCAAAGAAAGCGCAAGAGAAACATTCGGCAGAAAGAAACAGTAATATATCCGTTTTATCCTTGGCGAAAGGAGGGCGTGTATGTACTACGGTGACATTGTCGAAGCAGTAAAAAAGATTAAACGAAAATACGGTGAGAGCGATCCTTTTAAGCTCTGCCGAGCAATGGGCATAATCTTAAACCTTGTTTCTTTAGGTCGAGAGGATGATGCCATAAAGGGATTTTTTATATATAGAAATCGCAGATCGGTTATTACAATAAATAGTGATTTGCCGTTGGTGATACAACGCATCATTTGCGCCCACGAAATCGGACACGCAATTCTGCATAAAAAGCGCGGAGCGTGTGCATTTCACGATGTTGGGCTATACGACGAGTCGCTTGAGTGTGAGAAAGAGGCGAATTTCTTTTCAGCAGAGTATCTGCTTGACGACAATGAAGTATTTGACACGCTTCGCCAGGATACAACATTCTTTTCGGCGGCCGCCATATTACGCGCGCCGATTGAGCTTTTGGATTTTAAGTTTCGTGTAATGAAATGGAAGGGATATCAGCTCATTGAGCCACCCATCCACGCAAGCAGCAGATTCTTACGTGACCTTGAGATTCCAAAAGACGCAGATTATTGTGATTAACGAAAGCAAAAACAATCCAAACTGCGCATTGCGCAGAAAAAATGAAAAGGCGGTACATTCAAAATGAATCGGTTGAGATCTATAGATTTGTTCGCAGGCATCGGTGGCATCCGGCTCGGTTTTGATAGAGCGTTTGGTGAGAATATTGACACGGTGTTCGTCTGCGAATGGGATGAAAACGCACAAAAAACTTATAAGGCAAACTTTAACGACGATTTCGCAATCGCCGGAGATATAACACAGATTGATGAGAAGGATGTTCCTGAGTTTGATATCTGTCTCGCCGGTTTCCCTTGCCAGGCATTCAGCCTTGCGGGACAACGTATGGGATTTGAGGATAACTACAAAGGTATTTGCCGCGGTACGCTCTTTATGGATGTGGCTCGTATTTGTGAGTATCACAAACCGAAGGTCATCTTCTGTGAGAATGTGAAGGGGCTTGTCATCCATGACAGGGGCAGAACTTTCAAGATTATTTGCAAGACCTTCGAAGACCTCGGCTACAAGGTGTTCTTCAAGGTTCTTAACAGTAAAAACTTCGGCGTTCCTCAAAACAGAGAAAGAATTTATGTGGTAGCATTCAGAAATGACATTGCCCCTGAAACATTCGAGTTCCCGAAAATGACCGATGACACAAAACGTTTGTGGGATATCCGCGAGGAGAACCCAGTCCCCGCAAAGTACTATTTGAGTGATGTATACGTGGAAACGCTCCGCCGTCACAAAGCGCGCCACGAATCCAAGGGCAATGGCTTCGGCTACGAAATCCGTGATTGGAGTGATGTTGCCGGTGCTATCGTATGCGGCGGTATGGGTAGAGAGAGAAACCTCGTGGTTGATAAACGTCAGAAGAACCTCAAGCCTACAACGCACATTAAGGGTAGTATCAATAAAGAAGGTATCCGCAAAATGACTCCCCGTGAGTGGGCGCGTTTGCAGGGATTCCCGGATGACTTTGTTCTCCCTCTCGCAGACACCCATCTTTACAAGCAATTCGGTAATAGTGTTACCGTAAATGTCATCGCAGCTATAGCAGAAAAAATAAAGGAGGTATTGGATCGTGATAACGGGTAATAAAGGCGAATGGAGCGAAGCTTATGTATTGCTGCGTTTGCTTGCTCAAGGCAAAATGTATGCCGCTGATGAAAACCTCGAACAGATCGATGATATGTATTTTCCGATCTTGAAAATCCTCCGCGAAGAAATAGCGAACAGGAAATACGAATACGCTGTAAATTCCCAGGACAGAAAAATCGATATTTATTATAACGGACAGCTTGTACAGTCCCATTCCCAGGAACAGTTCAGCACCGAAGCGGATTATTTGTACGACAAAATCGTAGAAGGCGGAAACCGCGCCTTTGCTATCGAACAAACCGAGGCATTCCTTAGAGATATCGGTTGCGAGAGACTTGCAGCTCCTTCGAGTGACAAAACCGATATTTCTATGCAAATTTACGATATCAACACTGGTTATTCTCCTGTCTGCGGCTTCAGCATTAAATCGGAAATCGGCAACGCTCCCTCGCTTATCAACGCAACGGGCGCGACCAACTTCATCTATGAGGTTGAAGGTCTCTCGGATGAGCAAATTGCATCCATCAATGCCATTGACACGAGAACGAAGATCAAAGACCGAATGGAAAGAATATTTGGAGAGGCTTCTTCTGTCAGATTCGTAAAAGTGAGCAGCGAGGTTTTCTCAAACAACCTTATGCTGATAGACAGTAGATTACATGAGATTGTTGCCGCCGCACTTGTTTGTCATTATAAAGACGGATACACCACGTGCCGTGATGTTGTAAATGCACTTGAAGCATCCAATGTTTTGAATTTCCCGGTTAGCGGTTTCTATACCTATAAGTTCAAAGAATTGCTTTGTTGTGCTGCACTCGGTATGACTCCCGCCACCGCTTGGGATGGACACGATGAAGCAAACGGCGGATATATCGTTGTTACATCTCGCGGCAATGTGCTTGCCTACCATATTTACAATCGAGATTTCTTCAAGGAATATTTGATGAACAACACTAAATATGAAAGAGCATCCACCAGCAGACACGGCTATGCTTCTCTCTACAAGGAAAACGGCAAAACATACATCAAGCTCAATCTTCAAATTAGATTCATATGAAAATCGGAAGTTTGTTTTCGGGCATCGGTGGCATTGACCTCGGCTTTGAGCAAGCAGGATTTGAGATTGCCTGGGCAAATGAAATAGATGCTGCCGCTTGCAAAACATATAGGCACAATTTCCCGAACACGCATCTTATTGAAGGTGATGTGCGTGACATTGATCCTCGTACCTTGCCCGATGTAGATGTTCTTGTCGCGGGGTTCCCGTGTCAGCCGTTTTCGGTGATGGGATATCGCCGTGGCTTCAAAGACCCCCGTGGCAATCTATTCTTTGAGATCTCTCGGTTTATTGATATCAAACGTCCCCGTGTGGTGTTTTTGGAAAATGTCCGAAACCTTATGGAACACGACAACGGCAAGACATTCCTCGTTATATATAACACCTTGGCGCAGTTCGGTTATTCCGTCAAATACAAGGTAATCAACGCGACCGATGTCAATATTCCGCAGAACCGCACAAGGATTTTTATCGTAGCGTTTCTCAATATTGAGGATTGTGACCGTTTCGCATTTCCCGAACCGATGCCGCTTGTAGCAACGATTGAGAATATTATCGACCGAAGCGTAAAGCATGACAATCTCTATTATTACGGCTCAAGCAGCCGATATTTTAAAGAGCTTGACGCAAAAATTGTCGATAAGACGGGTATTTATCGAATCGACGATAGCGGTGTGGCAACACGCAAATGGGATATATGTCCCACGCTAAAAGCCAATATGGGAACTTATCCCGACCGTGTACCGATTATCCGCGACGATTTCGGCATTCGCAAACTTACTCCGATGGAATGCCTTGCATTCCAGGGTTATCCGAAAGATTACACTTTCAAAGGCATACCTCTTGAAAGTGCATATAAGCAATGCGGCAACACCGTTTGCGTTCCCGTAATCAAATGTATCGGTGATAACATCCGTGCTATTTATTCATAAAACAAAAAGGGCTTCTGAAGTCAGCTTAATGACCTCGGAAGCCCTTTGCTTATGCACGATGAAACTTTTTATTTCACAATGAAACTTTTATACCCCACAATGAAACTATTGCCGTTGACAATGAAACTTTTACTATGCACAATGAAACTATTACTTCACAATGAAACTTTTCCCCCATAATAGTTTCATCGTGAATAATTGCGTCAATAGAGAACAGCATTTTTGATAGAAAAAAGCGCCTACTAAACCGCACAATGAAACTAACCTAAAAAGAGAAAAAGCCGAAAACCCTCGAAATACAAAGGATTTTCGGCAAAAAATAAATACGGTAGTTGAAACCATAATGGTATCATAACTACCGTATAAATTTGGC